ACCTATAATTGTTCCTGTTCTATAACCATTTGCTACAGCTGTTGAATTAGCATTAGTAGATACACCAGCAGCAAAGAACAATTTCTTTACACCAGTCTGAATTATAGCAGTATTCATTCCATTAGATACTGCACCAGATCTTTCTCCTGTTACACGTTGTGTTGTAACATTACTAAATCCAACTGATGCTGCATTGATTGTCAGTACTGTTGAGTTGGCTGCATTAAGCACACCAGTAACAGTTGTATTAACACTAACAGTTTCTCCTAACTGATAATTAACAGTATTACTTTGATGAAAATATTGTACTTGATTTCCAAACGTACCACTATTAACAAATAAAGTCAATGATCCATTTGCACCAGTATTACTAAACACACCAATTTTTCCATTAGCTAAATGATTGGTACCATTCAATGATGTGATACTACTATTAGTTCCTATAACATAAGAAGTAGTATTTAATGCTTCAACAAATGTACTAGTGGCTGTTGTAAAATCTAAAAATTCTATTGGTTGTGTAATAGTTTCTAATGAAAAGAATGTATTACCCCCATACTCTGTTCTAAAGGCTGCATTACTATTTGTATGGTTGTTTACTATTAATGTAGCTGAAGATACTAATACGTTACTGTGGGCTAAATTTGTACTAAAGCCAAAACCTCTTTCATTAATTTCATATTGAGCTTGACCAGTTCCATCAGTAACACTTGTTACTCTTACTTTACCATGACTACCATACAATGAACTTATTACATCAAGATCATCTCCTGGTACTAGCCCAGCACCTTTTGCTACAAGTGTTATATCAGATAGCGATCCAGTAATTTTTGGTTCTAATGTTCCACCAACATACCTTACTAGCTCACCTCTTTTAAATGTACCTTTAACATTTGTTAGGAATATTACATATGTTTGTTTACCAGATGCAGTTGTCTTTAAACATGATTCAACAGTTGCTGTCGCTCCTGTAATAGTACCTGTTATATCTTTACCTTGGAAATTACTAAAAGCTTCATCTTGATTATAAGGTATTATAACCTCAATAAATAATGGTTGGTAAAAATCTGCTTCTGATGCAGCCATGACATGCTGGCCAGGAACATAGATGGTTGAATCAACACCATGAACTAATTTCAAAAGTAAGTCGACAGCTCTAGGTGTACCTTTAGATCTGTACACATCCATTATATGTTTTATTGTAAAAGCTGTACCTTTATGTGTATCTTTTGGCATACTGTTTAGATATTGTTTTCTAAAATGTTCTAAGAACGAGTCAACACTTTGATCAACATCATTACGTTCCATCATCTTTCTTAGTGTATGCAAATCATTATTTGTTTGTTCTTGATACTCGTAGTACGCTTTAATAAATGCAACAAGTACTGGACCTTCATCTCTATAGACAGCCGGGAACTGTTGCTCAACTAACGGAGAGATAAAGTCTTCAAAATTATTTAAACCATCCATTTTTATATTACTCTCTTATACCTTTTACGGTTACTGTTGTATCGTCAGGTTTTATTTCTATTAAATCATTTAACTTACCTACAATATCTGCTTCGTCTCCTCTTGCATATATTTTTATAGTAGTTCCTGTAGCTATTGCATTAACAGACACATTGGAAAATGTAACATTACCAGAAGCATAATCTACTTCACCTACATTTGCATTAAGTATTGTCAATGCTGTTGTATTTGCCACAACAATTTGTAGGGCTCCGTCTCCGTTATCTCTGAAAGATGCTCCACTAGTACTGTTAAATGTAAATAGGCCAGACTCTATAGCTGGTTCTGAAAATGGTAACGAAGCACCTTGAGCAACTGTCACAGGATTATCTGGTTTTAAAGTATTGAAGAATGAAACAGTATTTGTAAACCCTTGATTTAATGTTGGGTTTATTTCTTTTATCATTCTTGTCTGTATACTATTACTTAGAATAGATGTATCACTTTCATTAATTTTTTCTATTAGTTTACTTTGTCTAAATGTTTTATTAAACTTACCAAGATTGTTTGTGTTAAATGTAGATATTGCTGAATCTATTGTTCTCTGAATACCGTTTTGATTACTTGATGTTTCATTCATATTATATGTTACTTTACTTTTGACCTCTATTCTTAAAAACGTTGGGTCTTGCATAATTGGCTCTATAGTTAATGGTGACTTAGGATCAATGAAATTTATTATCTCTTGTTTTCTAAAAGCCGGTAGTGTGTTATATGTATTGCTTGCAGCAACCATAACTACTTTACCAAATTGAGGTGGGTTAGCTTCATCACCACCATAAACATTCATATCAGTTATGTCACCAAATTCATTTTGTACCATAGTTTTATAATCATTAGCTGTCACAGCTCTCTCTTGTGTAGTTAATGCACGTGGGGCTGCAAACTTAATATCATCTAATGATTGGTATTCTTGGCCACCTGCTGCTCTTAAAACAACTGTTGCGGCAACGGTACTATAACCTGAAATAGCTCCAGCACTTGTAAATGTGTTTGCACCATCTGGTTCTGCACCACTAGATACTCTATAAGTAGTTTCAACTATATTACCATCAGTTAATTTTCTTCCAAATGTACCATTACCAAATACTAATTCATAGCTACCATTTGCAGCAGCTTGAACAAAAAATACATTAGATGTACTTCCAACATCATATAAAGTATTGGCTCTTGACCATTCTGTATTTGTAGTATTAGTATTAGATGTTCTTACGCTTACTGTTATACTTGTTGTGTCTACATCATAGTTACTAATATAGAAAGTATTAGAAGTACTATTGGTTTCATAATATTCTGTTATAATTTCACCTTCATATAAAGCAACACTAGCTGCAAGATAACTATTATTAGAGTACACTGATATAGCAGAGTTAGTTGAAAATGTATATGTGTTGTCTCCAACCGTTGATGTAAATTTAGTTAGTCTTGGTATATCAATACTATGAGGGTTATCTCCTGGTGTAATTTGCACGTTAGCATATGCTACTGAACTTCTATATGATGTTGGTAGATAGTTTAATTTCTTTGCATGTGAGTAAACACTATCTCTAACTTGAGCACTATCTAAAAACATTTCTGATGCTACGTGATTAAGATATATGTTATTGTAATATGTGTTGTATGAAAGTACATCTAACATCACATTCATATTGGAGCCATCAAAATCATAATCATTAAAGAATGATTGAGATGACAAGTATGCTTTTAAATTTGATTTAATTGTATCAAACTCCAAATTAGCTACTATAAATTCAGCATTGGATGCGCTTGACATTATCTTGTCCTCTCTAATATTAACTCTAAAGTTTCTGGTTGTGTTGTATTTATTATTCTAAAAAGTATTTGAAACGATAATGAATTGAAATCTGGATTACCACCAACATCAACTCTTATTAATTCTGCTCTTGGTTCATGGTTATCAAATACTTCTTCAATCATTTTTTTAGCTCTAAGGCGTAAACCAGGTGTAAAATTTTCAAACAATAAACCTTTCAATCCTGAACCTATTTTAGGTTGAAATGGTCTCTCATATCTATCTGTCAATAATAAATTTCTTACTGACTGCTTAACTGCTTCAGCATTAGTCTTTTTATTAAGCTGACCAGTCACAGAATTTCTAGAAAAATCTGTGAAGAAATCACTATAAACAATTTTTTTTATATTATGATCAGTTAATGTTTGTATCTTTGACATTGTTAGCCTACCTTGTTTATATTATTTATGCCTGATTTGAACCAGAAGAAGCTAAACTTGTAGATAGATTTTGTGGGATTCCACTTTGTGTATTTCTACTAGCTATTTTTTCCTCAAGTGTTAGATTAGTTGTTTCTGGTGTAGTTGTTCCATACAAGTCAAGAGGCGAATCAAACTCTGAACCTTCAGAATAAGCAGGACCTAATTCATTTTGATCAACTGTAGTTCCTAATCTAGTTTTTATTTTTTGTTTTACTAATTCTGAAAAAACTGGATCATTATTTTTTTCTAATATGGTTGATTGACCTAAACCAGTATCAACACTTTCATATATTGGAGGTTTTATTTTTTTTGCATTGCTTTGTAATCCCCCACTTGCAGTTGCATCTACTCGAGAAGCTGTTCCTAAACCTGCATCCAGTTGCTCTTCAGTATACAGACCTCCAGATTGCAATCCTGAACCTCCAGGTCCTGTTAGAGTGTTTGTTGAACCAAGGGTTGCATTATCAAAAGCAGTAGTCGGACCTTCTGATAATGTTCCAACCTTAGACTGTAACCCTGAACCTACAGGTAAATCTGGTTGAATATTTCCTAATGTAGCACCTTTTACAGGCACCCTGGTGACAGTATTGTCTTGCAATCCTCCACCTGCATACCCTGGTGGTTCAATATTTCCTAATGTAGCTGGTTGTGCTTGAGATCTTCCTTCTGACTGAGCTATCTTAGCTGGTGAGCCAGCCTGAAATGCTATTTGATATGGATTACCGTCTTTATCAAAACCTTGTTTAACAAACTTGTTCCCTAATGTTTTCATTGGATTAGCAAGACCACCTGTCTCACCTTCGGGCAAACCTGTTTCTGGAATAATATCCTTTACCTTTTTTGCAATATCTGGTAACAAAACTCCACAACCACCTATAGGAGGGATTGCTAATAAACCTGCCACACCTTTTAACATTGAACCCATGTCAAATCCTCCAAGCAATGATAAGCCAAAATCAAGTGAAGGTAAACTTATATTAGGTAAACTTATATTAGGAAGGTTTAAATCTAAATCAAATGATGGAAGATTAAAACCTGGTGGTTTAATTTTTAATGTATTCATAAGAAGTTGTAGACCAGCTAACCTTGCACCTTCTGGATTAGATATTGCTGTCATCATTAAACTAACCAGTGAAATTAAGTTAGGACTAAAATTAATATTACAATCATCAGACAACGCTACTTGTTCAGTTACAGCTGATACTTTTTCTTCAACTGTAGCAAATAAAGATGATGGACTAATAGCTGTGCCTTCAAGATCTGCAATAACCTGTTCGCATCTTTCTTGAGCTTCAATTTGAGCTACAAGCTCCTTTGATCTACCAACATTTGCCATCTCTGCGTCTAATGCTTCTTGACTATAACCTGCCATTGTTACCTCTAATTTAAGTTAATTGTTCCACCATCAATATCTACTTCAATACTTCCATCTATATCAACTGTTGCTGGTGTTGTTAATTCTATATTGCCTCCTGCATTTACATCAAACGTTGAAGCTGTGTTTGCTCTAAAGTGAGACTCTGTTTGTATATTAACATTACTTGTAGCTAATATACTAAAGTTATTTTTAGAGCCTAAAGTTAAATCAAACAACGAAGTTTGTTTTGTTGTTCCATTAACATGCTTAACACTATTACCTGAAACTGTTATATTTTCATTTTGTTTAATTGTTTGTCTATAATTCTTTCTAATGTTTTCAGTATGATCACCTATTATTGTTTCTATTCTATCATTGTTAACTAACAGACTTTGATCTTTTGAAATATTAGTAGCATGATGTGATAGGTACTCTTCATAAACAGTACCACCTACTTTTGTAGTCATGTCACCTCTAACATTTAAATTAAAATCACCATCTGTTTCTATAAACATATTTCCACCTTTAGCTCCAGGACCTGCATCACCATCTGATTGTACTAATAGTCTAACATCAGAACCTTGTACAGTAATACTTACATTACCTTTAACAACCATATTCTTATCATGCATAACCATTTCATAGTCATCACCAACAATTTTTGTTACTCTTGTTCCGTTTGGTTGTATCTCATAGAATGTACCAGCTGTATGATACTGTGCTATTCTTTCAGCCTTAGGTGAATCGTCTACTTCAAATACATGTCCTGACTCAGTTACTTTAACGTGGTTCAAAGGATAGGTAGACTCTCCTCCAAATTCTGGTGGCATTCCGTGGTCTCGAGTTAACCCTATGTTGATCGGTGCTTTTTCTAATGTATCATAACCACCATATCTTGGATTAGGTTCATTCCATGTTCTTCTACTATAATATGTTTCAGAGTTATACCCTGGTGGTGGTCCATCTTTAATTGTTGAGGCTTCACCATCCTTTTTACCTGGGTCACTTTCTACACCAGGAGGACCTGCTTTTGGTATATCTGTTACTCTATTTTTTTTCTTATGAGCTAGAATATTTTCTCCAGCCCTTATACTTGGTTTAGAAAGGGTACTAGCAAGAATATTATCTCCTCTAGCTAATCTATTAACATCACTTTCACCTGGTATATCTATTTTTGGATATACGTTGTTAGGATCATTGAATCCTGCAGTATTATAAGCCTCTGGCGCACCAGGCAATGTACCCATAACCATAGGTTGTTGCATTTGCTTGCCATCCATAAAAAATCCAAATACCCATGTACCTTCAACAGGACCTGTAGGACTTTCACCTATACCACTAATAGATGCACTTGTATATGGCATGATAGGTGTTGCCCAAGGAAGGTCCTCTGTTGGTATTTTAGATCTATCTTCTGTATGAATACCAAAAGCTCTTACACGTACTCTTCCCATCCTTAGAGGATCAACACGATCTTCTACTACACCAAAAAAATATTGAAACCCTTTGAATAAATCACCTGTATATTGACTAGACATTAAACATCACCATGTGTAAATTTTAACCCATCTTTTACTATTGTTAATCTTGTGGTAAACAAATCTCTGTCACAAATATGCTCACACCCTATAATCATCCAACTACCACTATACATACTACCTCTACTTTTTTTAGCTGGAGCTCCTGCTTCTTTTAAATCTAATGTTATTACTTTACCAGCTGTTAAACTACTATCTCCGTTTACTACTATACTAAAGGTATAATGCTGTAGCAGCTGAATAT